GCAGGATCCATAGGTTGCATTGGAGCTGGTGGAGGTAAAACAGCATCAATATTTTTTATACCAAGTGCTTCATACATTTGTCTGTATGCAAAATATAAATTATGTAATTGTGGATTCGCTGTTGCGATCTGTAATTGTGTTTGAGCCAAAGTAATTCTTTGAGACATAGAAAATATATTAGGGTCTGCCACTGGTATGATATCAACTCTATTATCAAAATCAGTTTGTTTAATATTTCTAGCACCCCCTACAACATCATATGGATATTCTAGTGGTAAATACTGTGAAACAATTTTTCCAAGTAATTTAAATTCATTCTTCATGGCTGCGTAACATCTTTTATGAATAGCTGACATAACTCTTGAACCACGTTCTAATAACGCAACTGTAGTTCCAACTGCAGCGGCTTGATTACCATCACCCACTTGCATATCAGCAATACTCGCGAATCTCTGACCAGCTTGTACAACAATACCAAGTAAATTTAATAAAGTCTGTGATGGTTCTTTGTATGGTAATGGAAAGAATGCATCTCTTAAACTACCACCTGGTGCATCAACATCTTTGAACTCACCAGGTTGTATTGGAGATGCTTCGTCTCTGACTCTAACACCTCTTTGTTTAAAACCTGCTGGTAAGTTTGATAACGTTCCTGCGTCTAATAATTGACGGAGAGCCGCCGTTGCCGTACGACTCAATCCGCCAATCATATGAATGAGTCCAAAGCCATAAAATCCAAGTCCTGGCAGAAATTTAAAGTGGACAAAATATTGGATCTTATTTTTCTTTAGATCATCGGGCGCATAGTTTCTCCGTATGGAGAGTACTACTCGGCTGCCTTCTTCTACAGTTACTATGTAGGGCAATTTTATTCCAGTTGGCTCACCTTGAGCATCAACTTCTTCGAAACCTTCTAAGTCTAAATTAACATGACACTCTAACAAAGTATATACAGGTTCGTTCTTACCTGTTTTCTTTGTACCATCTAACTCACGTTCTTTTTTTGCGAGTTCATTATTTGTGTCTGTTCCTGGTGAACCCAGTTCTACATCTCTATAGAAACCACCAACTTGTTGTTTTCTTAATTCATTTTCAGATATTTTTAATGTGTGAATTACTGCCTCCGCATCGTCTAATGAGGTAGCCGTATACGGGACAATTAATTCATCGGCTGGTACAAACTTTGATACTGCTCTGCCCATTGGAACATCGTAGTATATTTTTTTAAAAGTTGATCCAGCTAGTGGTAGGTGAAATAACATCGAATCAAATTCTGATTCGTATTCTTTCATTTGATCCATAACCAAATAGTTCATAAAATCTTTTACACGTTGTGACTGCTGCTCTGTTGCAGGATTTTTAATTCCAATAATTTGTGTTCTTACTGGTCCATCACTTGGTAATAATTCTTTGTAAGCTTGTGCTTGAAACTGTGTAACTGCTTCAGCTAATACTGGGTGAGTTGCACCTGAAGCTCCTTGAAACGGTTCAGTTCTGTTTTCGTATTTAAATCCTAAAAGATCTAAACCTGTAATGTAAGATTGCTCCCAATCTTTTCTAGAAGATTTATAATCCATGTAGTTTTGTGCCATGTCGTTTCCGATTGGCTCCAATACATCATCAGGTAAAAGTTCTGCTAAGTTATCAAAGTGTGATTCTGTTCCAGGTACATTGATTGAACCTGGTTCGTAATCTAAAGTTACGCCGCCATCTTCTTCAGGGATAACTTCGATCGGTCCTTTTTCTTCTACTGGTTCCTGAACAGCAATATCTTGCAATTCCTCTTCTGAAGGGATCTCAAGTTTGTTTCTAGTGTTCGGGAGTCCTTTGTCTATTTCTGCCATTTAATACTCCTATATTTTGATACCACGTTTTAATAGACCTTGCAACCCTTGAGGTTGAGGTCCTCTTTCTGGTGGTGGGCCTGACGCTACGCCACCGCTTGATAATAATTGATCAGCCATAACAGGTGTTCCAAAACCCCTATTTTGTGATCTTTGTAAATTTTTTTGTGTTTCTAAATCTAAAACTCTTTGATCACCTGCTGTTGCTTTAGCTAGCGCTTGTTCTAAAGTTAAATCTGAATCTGGTGTAGGCCCTTCTATAAAACCAAAACCCATAGGCATATCTAAATTTAAATCTTTTAATGCATCTTGTTTAACAACGCTTCTTGCTTCTCTTTCTTCAGGTGTAAGTGAAAGAATTCTTTTTGTACCACCAATTAAATCTGTTCCAATCAACCCTTGCTCTAAAGATTCTAATATAGGTTTACCTTGTTCAAAAGCTTTATACGTATCATAAATAACTAAAGGTGCTGCAGCTATACCTAAAGTTTTAAAACCAGCTTTTAAATATTTTGCTTTTTTAACATCATCTCCAATACTTGCTGCTGTTTTAAATAAAGTTTCTATTCCTGGTATTGCAGCTTTAAATTTTGGAGCGTTATCAACCATTTTTTGCATAACTGATTTTTTAGTATTTCTAACTTTATCACCTTGTGATCCTGCAATAGATTTTTTATAGTCTATACCTTGAGGTTCTACATTAAAAACTTGTTTACCTTTATCATCGAAAGTATCTAATACAGGAGTTAATTTATTAAAACCAAGTAGACCTTTATATTTTTTAGGTAATTCTTTTTTTGTTGTTTTAAGAATATCAAACAACTCATTATTTATTTTATCTAGTCTTTTTAAACTAGGTGTTTTACTATAATCTAAATCATAAGCTTCGTTAACTAACTTATTTATTTTTGTATTATACTTAGACATTTTTGCATTCATTTCTTTTGAAACCACTGCATAGTCACCTGTTCTTAAATCTTCTCCTCCAGCTAAAGGCATAATGTGATGAACTTGATAACCTTTAGGTGATTTTAGTTGAACAATTCTTCCTTCTAAATTTTTTTTAGCTGTAGTTCTTTTTTTATCCGTAGCTGTAGATTTTTCTGGGTCCGATTCAGGATATCCTTTACGTTTAAATACAACATCAGGATTTTGTGTATCAGTAAGTGTTAATAACTTTTTCATACCTTTTTTTTGCATTGTGTCCGTTGGTTCATAAAAATTTTTAGGAGTTATATAATCTGGATTAGCATCTATAATAGCTTGGATTTCTTTTGTTGTTTTTGGAGTATATTGATTTTTACCAGTAACATTTAAACTTGGTTTACCTTTAAGCTCTTTTCCAAATTGATTTCCTTTTTGAAAACCCATACCTGTTTTTGGATCTGTTCCTCCAACAAAATTTATTCGTCCACCTTGAGCTCGTGGGTTACGTTTCATAAATGAATTGATTGCATCTATTTCTATAACATCTTTTCTAGGATCTGGATTAACCAGATCAGATGCAAATTTTACTTGACCTGTTTCAATAAGTTCCCTAGCTGGTCGCGTAAGATACGCCATCATCTGTTTTTGTTTATCAGGACGCATTACTCTCCTAACATTCTTGCGATACCGCCACCTGCTTTTTTAATAGTTTTATCGATAACTTCTATGATGTCATCATCTATTCCCATTTCATCTCGTCTTCCAGGTTTGTAATAAATTTCTTTGCCATCTTTTTTAATAATGTAACTTCCGTCCATTACATCTTCTTCAACTTCAATATCTTTATGTTTTTTCTTAGTCACCATTTCTTTTACTCTTCTACCACTTTGAGAAATAGTTTTACCTAATGTCATAACTGTATCTATAATTTTATTTAATGCTGGTGCTGCAAGTTCTGCACCTTTTGCAATAACCGGTGCTGCCTTTCCTATAATCTTGGTTGCTCCAAACGGTAACATAGATGCAATACCTGCAGCTGCTTTCATAAAAGTTCTTCTTCTAGGATCTTTTGGTCCATCTTTATATGCTGCACGTCCACCGTCTGCCATACCAAGTAATGGTCCCGCAAGATCTTTTGTGGCTACAACGAAATCAAATAATGCTGCTGTGTTAAAACCAGAAAGTATTGGACTTTCTTCATTAAAAAATAATTTTTTAAAAGTGCCATCTTTTAAACCAATACGAGTTATACCACCATCTGCTAATTTAATTGATGGTGCTTCTCTATCAGGCATTGAAGACATATTATCCATCATTTCATCTATTTGAATTATTTCATCTTCAGACAAATCTTTTAAAGGTTTACCAAACTCTTGAATTGCAATATTTTCCATTACCATATTTCTTTCATCCATTGGATCTGGAGCTGAAGAAAATTTTTGCATAAGTCTTTCAGCTTCTTCGTCAAGCATATCCATTTCTTCTGGTGTTAAAAGTTTTAATTCTTTACCAAATATTTCTAATGATAATTCATTTCTTGAATCTTGTCTGTAAAAAGGATCATCTACTGAAGCCATCTGCATAATACCTTCACTACCCATGGCATAACCAATACGTCCACCGTCTGCTTTCTTCAAAGGATTTCTTGGATTGAAAGGTTTACCTGCATCATCAAACTGCATTTTTTCAACTGTGCTGTCAAACACTTCATCTTTTTTTCCAACAGGATTTCTAGGTTTGAATAGATTATCTATTTGTTTTTGCATCAGCTGGTTTATTTCACCAAACTCTTGTTTAGCAAAATTAAAAATCTGTTGTCTTGTCATTCCCATTGGAATGAGTCTTCTAGCTGAATCTAAAAATTTTAAAAATGGTGGCATTATTTTTTCTTATCCTTTACCTTGGTTTTTATTTTTTGTGAAAGAGGTGTTTGCTGTGCTCTATCAGCTAATTTTTTATTTTTAGTTCCAACTATATAACCAAATTTTTGAATTTGTTTTTTGAGTTGATTATTACTCATGTTCTGGACATCGATATATTCATCTGGTGTTAGGATTTCTTTTTTTCTTTTTCCAATACCTTTAATATTAATAAATTTATCTTTAAAAAATTTTGGAACAGATAATTTTTTAGATTCCCTTATAAGTTTCATTAACATCTCACCTTTGTCTCCCTTAGAAGTTACAAGTTTTGCGACTAATCCTGCACTTACAAATCCTTGTCTGTGATATTTATTTGACATTAATAATAGTTCCTTTTTTGTTTCTCGACGTTATCGTCGACATAGTCTTCAGGGTGTCCGATCAGACCGCCCTGTCTAAATCGCATGATTGCTTGTGTTGTACTATCAACCAAGTCATCATGATCACCATAAGGAAACGCAGCACACTCTTCAATGACGTCATCTGCGAATTTCTGCTCAGGCGCCCATATCATACCAGATTCAAATAAAGGTGCAACCGCATTTACACGTGCATGTTTATCATTTCCACGTGACGGTGTGAAGTTGACAACCGGTATATCCATTTGCCTAAGCTCGTATGTTAGAGGTAATCCTGATGCTTTTGCCTCAACTATAACAGATTCTGGTTGCCAGTAAGTATATTGTTCAAGAGCCAAGCGCCTTAGTTCAGGGAACTCGTATCTTCCTTTGATTGCATCGAGTAAAATTAAATTAGCACCTGAGTCTTCATCTGGATAAAATATTCCCCAAGTAGTAATTGCACTGTAGTCTGCGGTTTCTTTTTTAAGAAATGCGGTGTCATAAGATTGTATAACGTGATGTAATTGTGGAATATCATCTCCTGTATAAGTTCGCCACCACTCACGTTTTAAAATAGCTCCTTCTTCTGCTGTTGGATTTTGCATCCACTGTGCATTCCATTTGCCCGTGGGCAGTGTTGCTTGTACCTTCTCTAATTCATCTAATTTCCAATACTCAGGCCAAACTGGCTTTGCCTTTTTTGATCCATGATCCATGATTGCTGGGAATTCAACCACGTGCCACTGATCAGCTTTCGCTTCTTTTTGATTCTGTATAAGTTCGCCACCACTCACGTTTTAAAATAGCTCCTTCTTCTGCTGTTGGATTTTGCATCCACTGTGCGTTCCATTTG